TTGAACCATTTCCCAAATCTGGTTTCGGAAATCTTCAGGCACTAAAAAGCCGCCATCGGCGCCGACTTGCGTACTGCCGTAAGTGGTTGGCGCGTTTACTAATTCGTTAGGCACATTTTCAAATTTCAAACGCGGGTCAGCTGGGAATTGATTGTTAGGTTGCGCCGCCATGTAAACCGACTGAGCAAATTCACCCAAATTGACAAAGCCCATGGTGCCACGATCACGCGGCGATTCAATGCGCGGGTTTTTGCTTTTGGTGCGGTATGCATTTTGCGGCTGATTTGGTTCGCTTTTCGCTGGTTTCGGCTTGGTTAAAAACTGGCTGGCATTCTGCAAACCTTCCCAACGTTTGACTTTATTCATCAGCATTTTAATGCTGTCATTGATTTCATCAAATTCCGCGTCCTGTTCGTCGGTCGTTTCATCCAAAGCCGCAATCTTTTCGGCCCGGTTTGTAAGTTCCTGTATTTCCTCAACCGCATCGGCAATCATCGATTGATAATCGTTGCCATCATTGGCAAGCATGGAAGCCACCGCCACCGTTCGCGCATCTTTGCTAAGTAGTATGATATTGTTTGTCATGAGATTACACCCTTTACAGTTTGTTTGAGTTCAACAATCTTTTGTTTGTTTGGGTTTCCTTTGCCCGGTTTGTTGGCTAGTCTTTTCGGTGCATTCCTATACTGGTAATGGCCACTAAGCGAAGCGCAAGCGGCCACATCCATGGCGCCGCTTATTTCATCAATAAAACCATAATCAAAAGCCGTTTGTGCGTTCATCCAGGTTTCGGCGTCCATCATGTCTATAAGTTCGCCGCGTGTTAATCCGGTTTTTGTTCGGTAAGCGGAAATTATGGCAGTGTTTTCTATATCCTCCCACACATCGGCCATTTTGCGAACTTCCTCAGGATTACCAATTGCCACGCCCTGGACTCGATGAATCATCATTTGCGCGTTGTCAGCCATTACAACCTTATTGGTGGCTAACGGTATCCAGCTTGCAGCGCTCAACGCAAAACCGTCAATATAGGCTGTCCAGGTTGCTGGATGTCTGCGTATCGCGTTAAATATATCGATTGCCGTTACAACGTCGCCGCCTTCCGATGATATACGTAAATCAACGTTTTTAACATTTCCCAGCTGGCTAACTTCGTCGATAAATTCTCGCGATGTAATGCCAAACCAACCGCCGATGTCAGTATATAGCAATACCTCACCAATACCGTTTTTATTGGTGACTTTAAATATTGGTTTATTATCCTGGTATTTAATTTTAATCGTCATATCATCAAGCCTTTTGTATTTTGATTGTAGTACACAGATCGACAAAACGCTCTGTTAAATAATTCACTAGCGTTAGCGTTGGTTGTTCTTTGGTTTCGTAATGGTTAACGGTTGAGGATATGGCGGCACCAACAAAACTATCAACATTTGTATTACGCTGATTAGTGAAACTATCAGCCATCAATGACAGTGTTTTATTTAAATCCGCGTATATATCATTGAAACGGTTGGCCCGTTTTTCTGTGGTTTCGTTTTTGTTGCGCGCATGGATTGAATCAATACGCTGATAGGTGCGAGTAAATAAATCATTAACTAGCGCTGTAAAGTTTTCAATTTCGGTTTCACTTTGTTCCTGTGGTTGCTGATCAATTGGCATAGGCTCTGGCTGTGGCTCATCTTCGCCCGCTTTTTCCAACGTTGTCAAATTCATTTCTACAAAGCGTTTATCACCATCTGGACCGATGCTGTTTTCATCCTCAAGCGCTCTGAGTTCGTTGCTAGACCAACCGAGTCGGAATAACTTTGTATAAGCCTCAACGCGGTCTTTTAAATTACCTCGCAACTGAGCATTTAAGTTATGTTTTACATATTGCCTTGTGTTGTTTGGTCCGATTAACTTGGTATTAGTGGTTGACTCAAAATCAATGATGTGAGGCAACAGAGTATCAACTACAAAATCTATGTTTTGTTCCTCGATATTACTAAACGTTGCGCGGTCAAGGTCTTTGAGTTTGTGCGGCGGCATGTTAAACCAACGCGCCACATCTAGCACTTTAAATTTTTGATCTTCTATGTATTGCGCATCTTTCAAAGGCATTCCAAGCTGCTGGTATTCCATGCCCCTATCTAACACTTCAATATCATGAAACTTGTTAACGCCTGAGTGTAGGCTTTTGAATTGTTTTTTTAGTTCCTCCCTTCCAGGTGCCCCCAATGTAACACTCATCGGCGCTTTAATAATTCCGCTAAGTTGCGTTCCGTTTTCATAAAATGAACTACTAAACGTTTCCATAGCCATTCCAACGCCTAATGTCCGCCGCGCCATTTCTACTACTGAGTAGCCCGTTAACCCATCAAAGCCCATTCCATAATTGTGCAGCACGTCCTTTTCTTCTAAATAGGTGTTAGCCGCGCCACTGTTTGATATTTCATAATAGATTTTTTTAGTGGTGCGCGATCTATCCTTGTTTACTCTATCAGGTGTGATAAGTAGCAGTTCACGCGGTATATTGCTTCGATCTCTTAAAATTTCTGAATACGCATTACCCCACACCAGCTTGTGAGCCAGTGTGGTTTGCCGCCATTTAAACGCGGTCATTTCTGGGCTAGGATAATTTAACAGGGTTTGATAGGGCGAGCTATAAGCGTGTTCTTTGTCTTTGCTGTTTACTCGATTGAATACATTCAACGGTAAACCGGCAATGGTTTCTGAAATGATTTTAACGCACAACCAGAATGCGGCATAGGTTAACGCGGTATCATGATCGACATAAACGCCCGCTACTTTCGGAGAAATATAATAACTACCGCGCCCTAAACTAGATGGATAATTGGAATCAGATTTATTCTGTGTTTTTGTCGTGCTCAGTAATTTGGTTAGAATCATTGTTTTTGATCGCGGCAAGTGTGGCAATTGCGGTAAGTATAGCCCCACAGACGATAAAACTCCAACCCATACCAAAAACCAACCAAACGCCAGCACCTAATACCACGATACCTAAAATAAATAAAATATCCTCAATGTATTTCATCCTGCTGCAACCTCATCCCACAGTGAACGATTATCTTTAAACCCTAACCACAGACCGACCGAAATTATCAGCGCTATAACTGGATCAATTTTTTTTTCGTCCGCGTCTTTGCGTGGGTATACATTGTCTTTCGCGTCTTTCTTGGCAACCACATTGCCAAACGCCCAAAACAGCACCGGGCACATGGTAAACAATATCCGGTTGTCAGTGACAAGTCCCTCAAGTTCTTTTGTTGGTTCCGACATATTCGCCAAGATTTGGCGAAATTCTGTAATTTCAATATTGCGGTTGCTCATATCGGTGACGAATTTAGTATCTTGATGTGGATCAATCCCAGAGGCCAACACATTAAAGCTTCTGTAGTCGTTTTCAATATCACCACAAATTACCTCATAGTCAATCAGATTGCCATCTGTAACGGTTAACCAGCCAGCATCAGCCCATTGTCGATATCGTTTGTTTTCTGCATATTGTACGCGCTTTTCTGGTAGGTAGTTTTTGATAAACGCGGCGGCGGGTAAATCACCCCCTGGGAAAAAAACCGCTTTGGATGCAATATCTATACGACTTGCCAAGTCGATTCCTATTAAACAATCCTGCCCTGCATAATCCTCAATCGTTAACGTTTTTGATCGGCAACGTTGCACATCAAGCAAGTTAAAATATCCGGCTTTACTGCCAACCCAAATATTGAGTTTTTTTGTTTTGTAGTCCGCTTGTTTAGTAGGATTGCGCCGCGCCCGCTCGATCTGTTGCATGATCACGGTTTTATTCATTAAATGCCAATTAGGGTTTGCTTTTTGAAATGATTCCCAAGTATCCCAGCTAGTCTCGATTTCCTCGACATCCAAACCAAAAATCAAAGCGAACAAAGAATCATCCTCATAAATACCAGCAAGCATGTCAATTGCTTCTGATTCTAATTGGTAGCATGGACCGCCAACATCTTCACCGGCTGTAGTTATTATAATTTGCAACGGTTGGTCACGGCTACCCATGCCGTTTTCCATGGTTGACACTTGCGTGTCGTCTTTGTGTTCGTGGTATTCATCGCAGATATGGCAACTTGGATTATCACCATCACCGGGCTTGCCTATAATGGTTTTTAATACGCTTTCATCTGTTTCTCTATAAATAGCGTTCTTTTGCACGGTTAGTCCATATTGTTTTTTCAACGATGGCGCTTTATTTAACATCATGCGGCATGGTTGAAATACTTTTTTTGCTTGCTCTTTATCAGTTGCACCACAATAAACCTCTGCGCCCGGTTCCTTTTCCCATGTTAGCATACCAATTGCATCGGTCGCCTTCCAAGTGCTTTTCCCGTTTTTGCGCGGCACCTTACAATAAACGCGGGTAAATCTCCTTAAGCCGGTTTCTTTTCGCTTCCACCCGTAGACGTTAAGGTCATGAAATATTTGCCAGGGTTCCAACACAAACGGTTTACCAGCATAACGCCGCCCGGCTATGTGTTTTAGCTTTTCTTTATTGCGCATCCAGCGTTCAGCGTCCTCCACATCCAAATATATATCATCCCTTTCTAAATCGCGTTGGAATCGTTCACACGCTTGGCGCACATATAAACAAGCCGGTATTTCACCGGATAATATATCGTCCACCCATTTAGCGGCTATTGCTATGTAGTTACGCGACATTTTAAAAAACCCTGCTTTTTATCTACTCTAACTTTTTGATTGCAACTTAGTAATATTGCTTTATACATAGACAGACAGCGGCTATTTGAAAAACACCGAAATAAATTATAGTTAAATTTTAATCTTTTAATTTTTCCACCCATGCGCTTTTACTCTTTTCCCAATCCGGTAACTCCACCCCCACCTTGTTAAATGCTCTTTCAGCGCTTTGCCTCCCTTTGTTATAACTAAATATCTCGGTTGCGCTTTCCTCGGTTGCGCATTCATCACAAGCGTATATAGGCGGGTACATTTTTGTTTTTCGTTCGCTGCCTATATGATTAATATAGAACACTATCTGTTTTGTTGCTTGGTTGTCGCATTCAGTGTGAGAGCATTTAATCAAACCGTTCACCTTCACCGCCTCCATAGTTAACATATTTATTCAGCTCTTTCATTATCGAATTCAATTGATTGATATCCGCTGTTGCAAACTTGTTACCAGATTGAGCGATTTTGTTTTGCAGTTTTGCCGCCAATTGCACCTGAGTTGTAAAGCTTGCTGGCAAGTCGCCAAATTGCTTTACTAATTCCCGCCAACACTTTCGCTCATCCACCGTTAACTTAAAATGTTTCGGCGGTGTCCT